CGAATTCGCTACCTGCAATTGCACGTGGCGTTAACAATTCCGCTTATCAAAAAGATGATGGAACTGTGAAATTGTCCATTTCCCATCAATATGGGAAGCGGACTCGTCGGACTGCGCGCTTGGATTTCTCCAAGATCGTAGCCGATCCGCTCGTGCCGGCTCAAAACCAGAAGGTTTCAATGTCGGCATACTTGGTGATCGATCATCCCATCACTGGGCTGACGAACACCGAGGAAAAGCAAATCGTGGACGCCTTGACGGCGTACCTGACTGCTTCGACCGGTGCCAACGTGACTGCCATTCTTGGTGGCCAGTCCTAGGGAGTAAACGCCAATGGCGATTATGCCCGAGGACACCAACTCGATGGCAGTTGTGCTCGCGTCCTTCCTTGCTAACGGTGCGTTTATCGCACGGAAAGCTTGGAAGATCTTCCGTGCTTATCAAGCACGGAAACGCGATTCCACAAAGTAGGGTCACACATGGCTATGGATCTTTAACCAAATCTCTATTAGGAGTTTGGAAAGATGAAAAGCCAGATGCGACTTCTTGAGTGTGTGCTTGCTGATGCGAGCACATGGTGTAGCACTAGCACCACCCGTGATTTTAACACGATCACGAGACGTGTCGAACACGAAGGGGTATCGTTTCTTACGATTACCCTTCCGACCTTTTGTCAAGACTTCGAAAGAGGTCTTGAAATTGGAAGGATTGACTCGTCTCTCTTTATGGGTTTCCATAAGAGAGGAGCTCTCCCTGTATTTTTACAAGGTTTGCTCAGTCAAGTGTTCGATGCTAGTGTGGGTACCGTACTCGAGGATGCGAGTCCTCTTGCAGTTCATGCAATCCGTCAGGTTTGCTTGATCCACAAGAAGCTTCTCCTTCCTTGTTCAACTGAACGTGAAAGGAAAGCATATGACTCGTATCTTGAGACGGACAGATCCGTGCGTGGGTTCGATCAAGGACTTAGCGCGTTCTGGACATCAAGTCCAGACTTTGCTATACCTCTTGAACCTACCCGTGTCGCCGAAGAGCTTATCGATACCTCGCTTGCGCGGGTTCGATCGGCTTTCGGATTTCGTGACGATCCAGGTAGCAATCCTGGACGGCGAAATCGAGGGGCTTCTGCCCCTCTGGAGCTTGTACACTTTAGAAGTGTTGCAAGACTCTTATGGGGACAGCTCTTTACATCCGAGTCTTTTAGACTCGATGCTAACAGAGTTGTCCCACGACACGGTCCGGGGGCCACTGCTGAGAGACTTTCTGCTAATAGAAAGTTCGCTCAACAAAAGTGGCACTCTCGGCTGGATCACTGGTTCCCGGCTGATGCCTTTCTTGTACCGAATTCCGGTTACATAGAAGAGCTCAACGAGATCCAGTTTGTCCCCCCGGAACAAGAGATGCCCGTTAGGGTTATCACTGTTCCTAAAACGCTGAAAAGCCCCAGGATTATTGCCATAGAACCTGCATGCATGCAATACACGCAGCAGGCTATAATGGAAATCCTGGTAGATAGATTGGAGTGTTATAGCCTAACGAAAGGAAGGCTTAACTTTACGGATCAAACCGTAAACCAATCTATGGCACTGAAGTCCTCGAGGGATGGCGCACATGCGACCATTGACCTTAAGGATGCTTCAGACCGCGTTTCAGCTCAACTCGTATGGGAGATGCTTGAGAATCAAAAGGACTTCCGTTCTTTTGTTTTCTCTTGTAGATCCCTAAGAGCTGAGGTACCTGGGCATGGAATAATTCCGTTGCACAGGTTCGCGTCTATGGGGTCAGCTTTGTGTTTCCCAATTGAAGCGATGGTGTTTTATACCATCGTCGCTTCGGCAATCCACAGAGCTGAACGGTTCCCACTAACCCTCAAAGGCCTTTTAAGAGCGCTAGAGGGTGTGCGTGTCTACGGTGACGATATCATCGTCCCTGTAGAATATGTGCCAATCGTGAAGAGTGAACTTGAATGGTTCAACCTTCGAGTAAACACCCAAAAGACTTTCCAAACTGGGAAGTTT